GTAGAAATTACTGAACCTGAGTTTAAAACAAATGTTGCAATAGCATTAGCTAAGACAACAGTTGATACTCATACCTCTACTAACATTATACAACTAGAAAGTAGAGAGAGGGGCAATGAAAGAGCAATACAAAAAAGCAGTCTTTAGTTTAAGTTTTACACAACACTTCTTGAATTACATTAAGAAGGTAGAGCAGAGACAAGGCAAGACACTACACACAAATGGAGTACCACTTCATTATGTTGCAGTGCTACAGATAATATTAATCTTAAAAGATAACGAGATGTCTACTGAAAGTATCTCATATCATTTTAATAATATCTTAGGCAGAGGTATCAATCAGTCTTCACTAAGTAGGACACTGACATACTTACATGAGACACTAAGTTTAATTAAATATACAGACAACCCTTTTGCAGAAGACAAAAGATTTACGTATGTTGAATTAACTGGTGAAGGTAAAAAACTACAGAAGTTCTTTTTAGGTTCAACGCAGGAAGCTATTCCAACTGTCTTCAGTAGTAATAAATTAATGACTGCGAGTTAGGAGTAATATGAGTAGTAGAGAAGCTATATTAAAACTACATTCAGGTATTTATTTAAGAGGTGAAACCCTTGCAGTACATACTAGAAAAAAGATGATAGTTGATGGCAAACAAGTAAAGGATAGTGAGTATGATACTATTCTAATTAAAGACACTAGTGATACATCTTTTAAGAAGGCACTAGCAGAAGCAATCAAGCTAAAAGAAAAACATAACGAAGCACTTGTACCTGCAAATTATCACAGCAGAAAAAATGGTAAGAAGACAATTAGTAAAGGTACATTGTCACAATGTTTGCAGATGACGTTTGATAAGCAATGGGAGATGGGTAAAAATGTAGCTAACATTAAAATCTACATGAGAGATATATTAAATTATTTCTCACCAGACATTACATTGGAAGACATGCAGACACCAGAACACTACAATGGTTTTGTTAAGTACATGCAGAAGACTATTGAAGAACGACCAAGTAATAATCTGTCAACATACAATACAAGAAGTACGAACCATAGATTGTCAGTGTTGAGAGAAACATTTAGAGAAGCCATTGCAAGACGTTTGATGGAACAATCTAAATTACTTAATCCTGATTTAAGAGTTAAAGATATGGGTTGGAGTAATCTTCATGTCATAGAAAGTAAAAGCAAGAAACCAATTAGCAGAGAAGATGAAGCTAAAGTTATGGACTTAGCTTATGCAAATAATGATGAAGAACATGCTGATGCAATGCAGTTTAAAATTAATGGTTTAGGTATGAGATTACAATTTGAATTTTATGACCCTAAATTTAATATTGATTGTATTGATTATAAAAATAAAACTATTAATTTTTTTCGGCACAAGACACAGCAATGGTCAGGTGACTTACCATTAAACGATATTGCTTATCGTATCTGTGTCAAGTACAGGGAAACTGCAATAGCACATAAATCTAGAAAGTTATTTCCAAATGTGACTGTAAGAAGTATGAGAACTTTTTTTGAAAAGTATGGAAAGTTATTAGAGATAAAAGACTTTACACCTTATGCTACCAAGCACACATTTATTACAAGATTATGTGAAACAAAAACACCAGTTAAAGTTATATCTAAACTTGCAGGTATAAGTATTGAAACTGTATTAAAATACTATGCACAAGAAACACCTGAAGCATTAAGGGAAGCTGTAAATAGTATTAATGATAGTAATGTTATTTCTCTTATGGGTCATAATTCTAAAGGAAGGTTAAAGTAAATGGCAAACGATTTAGAATTTAATGTAATAGATGAGCAATACTCAAAAGAGTTTTTTTATAAACAACACTATGATTGTGCAGATGTTTATATTTGGCAAGGTCAAATATGTTTGAGTAAAGATTACATTAAAAAAGTAATTAATGCTTGTAATGATGAAAATATAAAAAATATATTATCTCAAACTTTAGATGACAGAGAAACTTATTGCAATGTTAGACCATTAATAAATATGGAAAAAACTAGAAAAAGAGAAAGTTATGAAAGATTTTGGGGCTATAACTCAAAGGGGTTGATTAAATAAATGGATACTGCTAATTACATTCACAAAAGTGGGCGAGTGGTGGAATTGGTAGACACGCCAGTCTTAGGAACTGGTTTCGCAAGAAGTGAAGGTTCAAATCCTTTCTCGCCTACCAGAAGCAATTACTGGGTTAATCTAGTTGCACAAGGTGTTGCATTATGAGTGATATGTTGCACTGCATGAAAAAAGAAGGAAGTAGTATAGGGTCTAATAGCAAAACATTGGTCTTAGGAACTACTTCCAAAAAAATTACATGCACTGCTGTATTATTGTTCTTTAATAGCAACACCTTTTTTTAAAAACCCAATATATGCACTTGTGCAATGGTTTGGTAGCAAATGCAACAGAACCAATGCAACAAGACACAGGTGCATACAAAAAGTAAGGAGATGTTCTCATTATGTCTGAAACACAAAACAATTTACTACAAGAACAATTAGCTGAATTAGTTAAGGTTGGTGTAGGTGGTAAATTCAAAGATACAAAAGACTACACAAAGAAAATACAGGAAGAAATAGAATTTGAAGAACACATGATAAGAGGTGGTATTGATAGATATAACCATTTAATTAATGAAGCTAAGACTAAAAAGCAAGAGAGTACGACCATGTATGGTCTTTTCCAACAACAAAAATATATAGATAAACTGTCTAGTTTAATCCATTTGAAAGTAGAAAAGATAGATACAGGTCAAGTAGGTACACACCATATTGCTATTAAAAAAATAGTACAATGTTTGCCTAAAACTGCTTTTAACCAAGAGACTAAAAAGATGTCTAACAACCAAAGTATATTTGACATTTGTTCTTTGATAATTTTGAAGAATGTAATTGATGGTATTTCTACTGATTGTACCTTGAATAAACTGTCTATAATTATTGGTAATGCTTTAATGCTTGAAGCTAGAATACTGATGTTTAAAGACCAGAAAAAGAAGGAGTATGAACAAGTAGCTAAACGATTAGAAGGCAAGAACGTACCTCAAAAAACTAATAGATGGCAGTATAAAAAGAATGTTTGGGTTTATTGTATGAATAGACATGAACTTGCTTTTGATGATTGGACAAAAGAACATAGGCTACATTTAGGTGTGCAGATGATACATTTATGTGAACTACTAGGTCTAGTTAAGGTAGGTAATATGAAACTTAACAAGATGAAGACTGTGACTTATGTGCAACCAACACCTAAAATTATTAAAGAAATAAAGAACTTTAATATTAAAAATGAAGCACTGTTTCCTAAGTATTTGCCAATGCTTATGCCACCTAGAAAATGGACTTCACCTTTTATTGGTGGGTACTATGGCAAGAAACATAATTTTGAAAATAAACCAGAGGAGATAGCTAATGCACTACAATCTAGTAAAAGCAAGTAATAGAAGATATTTAGAGGAATTAAACAACAGGGTACATGAGATGCCAGTGGTTTATGAGAGTGTAAATATTATACAAGAAACTGAATGGGTAATTAATAAACCTATATATGATGTCATTAAAACCTGTATGGATAATGATTTTAATTTAGGTCAGCTACCTGTAAATCCACAATCAACTGAACTACCACCAAAACCATTTGATATAAAAACAAATAAAGAAGCATTGATTAAATGGAAGCGAGAAGCACAGCAGGTACACAAATCAATAGGTCAGTCTATGTCTAAGTTTATTCAAGTTAGTTTAATTATGCAGGAAGCTGAACTGCTATTAAATAAAGGTGGTTTCTTTTATCCACATCAATTTGATTTTCGCTTTCGTATATATCCAAAACCTGCACTACTTTCACCACAGTCAGCAGACTACAGTAGAGCATTACTTAAATTTAAGTTTGGTAAAAAGATGGGTACAGGCGATAGTGTTAGTACATTCAATATTGCAGGTGCTAACTTGTATGGAGAAGTAGACAAAGAAGAATTACCTATTAGAGAACAATGGGTACAAGATAATAGTAGTAAGATAATTGCTTCAGCAAATAATCCATTAGAAGAAACATGGTGGGCAAGTGCTGATAAACCTTATTG